GAGTCCGATCTCTAGTTTTCGTTTTAAGTCGTTAGCCATAGGTGGATTAGGTTTTGATGTTTGCCTTTGCGTTTGCCTTTGCGATGCGTTTCTCTTTTGCCTCCTCAAGTGACTTGCGGAGCCTGTCTGCGGCGATGCGTAGAGCCTGCGCCTCCTCGCCTGCTGGCAGTGCCTGCGATGCGTATTTGACCTTACTTTCGATGATCACTGACTGCATGTTGCCATTGCCAGTCTTGTCGGTTGCAGAGCCGGTGTTCTTCCATCGTTTGGCCCAGCTCGGAATGTCTTTCGCACCGCCCATCTCGCGAGCAGCCGATGCCCAGCCAGACTTTGCCAGACCGACCATCTGCTGTTTTTTAGCGATGTAGATCTCGAGAGATTTGTCGCCAGCCAGCACCTGCTTCGGCAGTCGATTGCGAGCCACTCGGCCTCGGCCATCTCTCGACTGCTTGTGCAGGTCAGCGTTGATTTTGCGCTCGATCGTCAGCGTCTTAAATTTCGTCGTGCTCTTCTGCATGAGTGCCTCCGCACCCTTTTTGCCCTTGAGCTTATTAGCCTGATACTGAATGTAGAATGCAGACGCAAGTGGCTCGTCTCCAGTCGCTCGGATCTCTGCATAGACACTGCCGCCAGTCTTGAACATCCTCCTAATGTCTCGATCAACTGCGCCTTTTCCCTGCGCCAGCGACTCTGCATAATTTGCGCGTAATCCTTCTTTGTCTCCTCCTTTTGTGTACGGCTGAGTCGATCGCGCAAAGCTGACAGCCTCTAGTCTGCCGAGCCGCTTGAGCACGACAGCGATGTCCAGCTTAAGATCGAGAGCCAGACGCTGAATCGTCTGCGTTGCGTCCTCGGTGACTGTCGCGCCGATGCTCATTTCTGGATGTCCTGCAGCGTCAGCGAGATAGCAAGTTGATCCTGCATGATCGCGCCGATGCGGAGCGTCTCGCCCTTGACTCCTGGCGTCGCGTAGATCACGACTTTCTCGCCGACTCGCAGAGCAGGGATGAAGGCCATCAGTGGCATGAGCAGAGTCGCGACAGCATCTGTGCAGATCGCTCCGACCTCGAGCCGCTCGGTCTCGCTCAGCTCGTTGCGAGTGCCGTAGCAGACGATGTTTCGAATCGTAAATTTGACCGCGCCGACGGTGTCGATATGCTCGAGCAAAGATGCCTGTGAGAGACGCTGAAATTCTGTGATCATGATGGTGTAAGTGATTGCCGAGCAAAGAAAAACGGCCCACCCATTTGCATGGATGGGCCGCTCTATTAACCCAGTATGTGCTATGACAATTAACCGATGATGACTGCGCAGTGCTCAGGTTTGAAGACGCTCACGCCCCAGCAGACGGAGAGGTGATAGGTCGCCATCCGGAACCCGGGATACATGGCGAGCTCCATGCTGAGACCAGTCCGAGGATCGGTCAGCGTGAAGCGGTCAAGAGCGAGATCGCCGCCGTCTGGCAACTCGGGAAGACGAGTGGCAAGGACGATCGCGTTACGGCTCATCGCGATGTTGCGTGCGCTGGTACCAAAAACCGTGATCGCTACATTGTCGGCCTGAGCTTGACGCAGTCCAGGCGCGTTGATCGTGATCGTGCCAGAGGCTGAGGTGGAGCCACTTGCGACGACATACTTGTTGGTGTCGCCAGCGAAGGTGATGATGTCGCCAGCCACTACTCCAGTCGTGTTGACGGTCCCGGTATCGAACACGATCGCAGTATCACCGACTGCCAGCGCACCGTTGACGAGCGCATTAGTCATCGCGCCCTTGGTCGTGGTCTGCACATTGCCAGACTCGCGAAGGTCGAAGCCGTAAAGCGAGCCGAGGAGACCTTGACGGAGCAAGGTTTGATCTCCGGACTCGTTGACCTTAAACAAGTTGGAAGTGGACCGAAGACTTACGCCAGCAGTCGTGTCGAACACTACAGTGCGGTCAGATTGAGGAGCACCGTTGTCGTCGAGGATCTTCTTTGCAGACGCGAAATCGCCGAGCACTGGAGCCGTTCCAGCGGTCGCGCCGAATGCACGAGACGCGCCGTTCTTAGCGGCGACTGCGATGCTGGCCTCGATCTCGTTGACGGCAGCGCGGATGGCCTGAGCAATCTGCGCTTGCTGGATCGTGAGGTAACCGGGACCCATGTCAGCAGCGTACTGCTGTTGGTTGGTCCAAGAGAATGGGAAGAAGCGGTTGTTGCTGATGGTCAGCGACTTGTTTCCGATCGTCTGCGCAGCGTCAGAGGGGATCGACATCGCTGGCGTGATGTCAGCACCAGCTGTGTTGGCTGGTGCAACGATTGAGCGGAGCGTTTGCCCGGCAGCGACACGGTCAGCAGTAGAGTCGCGGGTGACCGCGCCGATGAATCCAGTGAGCTCACGAGAAACCACATCAAGTGCGGCGTAAGCGTCTGGGATGAGGTTAGTTAGTGTAGATCCAGCCATGTTGTTTTTTTAGTTGAGGAGATTGATTTTGTTGTTGGTTCTTAGTCGCTTAAGCGTCCACCAGATTTGACGAACTCAGATCGGCGATGAGCTGGCATTGCAGCAAACTCAGTGCGGGACATCATCGCGGCGGCCACTGGCGTGGCTCCGAGAGCGATAGGCGCATGACCGCTGGAGGCCAGCACACGGACTGCTTCAGCGTTAATTTTCTCAGAGATATTGGCCTGCGCTGCAGCGAGTTCGGTGGTCAGCTTAGCGTTGGTCTCGCTGAGCGCAGACAATTGCGCGGTGATCGTCTGGACATCAGCGGATAGCTGAGTCGAGATGCTGATCTGGTTTTGGAAATCGCTGTAGTTTTTCTTCGCTTGATCCGCAGCGGCGGCGCGTAATTCTTTTTCAGCGGAGAGCTCGATGGTGATTGCTTGTAGGTCCATTGCATTTTGCATGGTGTCAACTTTGGCTGAAAATAATCCGCTCGGGTTGGCCGCTGGCATCGCCACGATGTCGATGGAGTAAAGCTCTTGGCATCGCACATATTGCATGCCGTCGATCTCCTCGGTCGTGCCCGAGAAACTGATGCTCATGCCGAAGAGCTCTGGCATGGTCTGTGCCATCTCGATGATTAGCGGAGTCTCCGTGTGCGCTTTAAGTAGCTGGAGATCAGCGCGCAGCTGGATGCCGTCGATGGCGAAATTGATCATGCGACCGATGGTGTTCTCGATGCCGTCATCGTGATCGAGCATGACCTTGACTCCGTTCGGCTTCATCAGTGCGTGATCGCGCACGCCAGCCAGAGTGACAGCGTCAATCATCATGTTATGACCGAGCGCGTCGCCCTCGGTAATGACTGACACGCCCATGATCAGAGCCTGCTCGGGATAGACTTTGTTGAATTGCTGAATGGATAGTTTGTATGGTTTTGCGCTCATTTTTTTCTCTTTGTTGATGCGGATTGTTTGGCTCAGAAACCAGTCTCGCGCTGGTTGTGGATCGAGTGGATTAATTCCCCACAGCATGTGCGCCACAGCACCGGCACCCGGGTAGTCAGGATCGTCGGCGTTACTGTTTTGCTCTGGCTCAAGATCGACCGCGTGCCTTGCCTGCCAAGCGTTTGCGCGGAGAATCTTAGCGTCAGTGATCGTGCCTCTAGCCATCAGCCGAGCGTCGGCCAGCGTCTGATCTGTGAGCCCTGCACCACCTTTGCCAGCGCGGTAATACTCGAGACCAAGAGTGGCTGCGTCGCTGATGTATTTTGGTGGTGTCGCCATTACTCGACAGGTTGATCGGCTGGCATAAGCTCCGATCCAAAGCGGCCCCCTGGGACATTGCCGACGCTGGTGCGTTGAGTGAACAGCGACAAGCAGGTATCGAATGGGACAGCGGTGCGATCGCTAAGCTCTTGAGCACGAGCGATGATGTCGGCCAGCTCGTCAGTCCTTTGCGTCTGATGTTGCTCAAATGTCATGCCGCCAGACCGCTCGAGATACGACGACAAATTCTCTGCGCCGATCTTGTAATTCTCGCGCCACTGCTGATCTTCGCGACCGTGATCGATCGAGAATTTTGCTGGCATCGTGAATCCCCACTTTAAAAATCCACCCTTGTCCGGTCCGGTGTAAGGCGGGATCAGACCGAGCTTGATCGCTTTGCTGATCGCGTAGCCGACCTTGCGCTTGGCCCTCGGCTTAAGCAGCTCCTGCCGATCCTCGATCAGGTTGCGGGCGTTTTCGATGGTCGATCTTTCCTGCGTGCCGTTCATGCCGTCGGGTTTCCAGCACAGGCTGTACGGCCAGACTGGACCGAGTGCTTTTCTGGCGATCCGATCCTGAAAGGAATCCCAGACATCGCCGGGCCTGTTGCTCTGGAACGACTCCAGCTTTGAGCCTGTGCCAGCCTTGAAATAACGGACCATGCCGCCCATCATCGTCTCGGTCGAAGTCTCTCTGATCTCGTTGTTTACTCCGCCAAGCGTGAAGCCCGGATCGCTTGTGTCTGCACTGCCAGTTTCGTTCTGCTCGATGATGCCGATCGAGCTCGCGATGAGTTGTGCAAGTTGCTCCCAATACTGACTCTGGTCAGCATCGCGCCAGTCATTGAGCGCATGAGAAAAGATCGGGAATCCGCGCAACTGGTCAGCGTAAAGCGGGTCGAAGTTGAACACGATGTCACGAGCAGAGACATCGCGATCGTCAAGCTCAGTCTCGCCGAGCACACGATATGCGACCGTCCTGCCGACCGAGTTGGTGATGCATTCC